AAATCCACAGAGGAAGCGAGCGACAGCGCGGTTGAACTTGCGGAGAGTTTTAATAACGCTTCTGACGCCGCGGAAAACCTCGGCAGGGCACGAGGATTTATCACACCGTTCAACGTGGCGCTGGCCGCTGTAGCGGTGACTGCCGGGCTGATGATGTATTCGTGGTACCGCAGCAATTCACAGCTCTCCGATTTCAATAAAACACTGGTGCTTTCCGGCAATACTGCTGGCCTGACTGCCGAAAGAATGCTGATGGTGAGTAAAGCCGCCGCCAGCGCCGGGATTACCTTCTCGGCTGCCGCCGGGACGTTAACGGCGCTGGTAAATGCAGGTGTTGCTGCAGGCGCTAATTTCGAGCGTCTTTCGGTGAGCATTACTGAGTTCGCGGACAAAAGCGGTCTTGAGATTGAGGATGTTGCCAGAGCGTTCGGAAAACTGACCAGCGATCCCACATCCGGCCTGATTGCCATGGCGCAGCAGTTTCATAACGTGACGGCTGAACAGATTGAGCATGTGGCACAGCTCCAGCGCTCCGGCGATGCGGCAGGCGCACTGAAAGCGGCAAACGACGCGGCGACTGAAGGTTTTGAACGCCAGACCCGTGCCATAGAAGGCAATATGGGCACGCTGGAGCGTGCGGCAAACACAGTCGGCGACGCCTTTAAGTCGATGTGGGACAAAATCCTTGATATCGGTCGGCCTGATACCGGTGCAGAGTTGCTGAAAAAAGCGCAGCAGCAGTTTGATATTGCCCAGGCCAACTTCGATAAAAACGCGACTGGTTCAGGTGTATCTGATTCACTGCGTTCGCAGTATAAAAAAGTTCTTGATCGTGCCCGTGCTGCCTTAGAAATGGCGCAGCAGCAGGCAGATATTGAGGCTCTGGCTTCTCAGGGGAAAGAAACTCAGGCCAAAATTGAGCGGGATAGAGTTAGTTATGCCTCTCAGGCGCAGGCCGCATATGAAAAGTCGCAGACTGCTCTGGAAAAATATTCCAGTAAACAGAAGGAGCTGAACAAGGCTTTGCAGGAAGGGCGCATCCTTCAGGGAAGCTACAACACCCTGATGGCTGCAGCGAAAAAGGAATACGAGAGCTCCCTTAAAAAGCCCGCCAAAACCACCACGCCTGGTGGTGTTAAAGCGTCAGATTCGATCAGCGCGCAAACACTCGAACTTCAGGCGCAGCTGGAGGTATTGCGCCAGCACCGCGGTCTGAATGACAGCATCAGTCAGGAACGGAAAAACCTATGGAAAGAGCAGGCCAGGTTTACCGTGCTGGAGAACGCCGCGAAAAACCGCGCATTGAGTGCCGATGAAAAATCACTTCTCAGCAATAAGAATAAAATTCTTGCCCAGGCGGAAATAAACGCCCGCCTTGGTGATGAAAAGTTAATTCAGGAGCGGCTGAATGATCTACAGGACAGGTCACTGAAGTATTCGACGCAAATGGGTGAAAAAACCCGGGCACTGACGGAAAGTGCCGGGATGAGTAGCCGTAAAACACAGCGCCGTCTGGACGAAGCACAACTGCTGCAGGGCTGGAAGAATGCAGGAGGCACGGAAACGGACGAAGGGTACCGGCAGGAACTGGAGTCGCTCAGGAATTTTTACGCGGCTCAGGATGAGTTACGCGGTAACTGGCAGGCAGGGGCACGAACCGCATGGGCTAACTATGTTGATTCAGCTTCTGACGCGTACGGCCAGATGGAATCATTAGCCTCCACCGCGTTTGACGGTATCAGTGAAAACATGGCAGCAATGCTCACTAACGGCAAAGCAAGCTGGTCGGATTTCACGCGATCAATTATGTCCATGCTTACCCAAATACTGATGAAGCAGGCGCTGGTGGGAATGGTCAACTCGGCCACGACGGCAATGGGCTTTGCCACCGGCGGTTACACTGGATCCGGGGGGAAATACGAGCCTGCTGGGGTGGTTCACCGTGGCGAGTTCGTATTTACCAAAGAGGCAACCAGCCGCCTCGGCGTGGGCAATCTCTATAACCTGATGCGGGGTTACGCATCGGGTGGTCTTGTCGGTGGTGGGTCAACAGCCGTCGCCGCGCCTTTTGGTGTCAGCGTCTATGCGCCTGTGTCCGTCACCTCCCCGCAGAACGAAACGAAGCAACCACCCGGAGACCAACTCGGGCGGGCTTACCAGCAGGTCATTACGCAGGCTGTTAATGATGGCATTGCTAAAGCAGTGCGTCCTGGTGGTCTTATCTGGAACGCAACCAGAGGCAGATAATACATGGCTATTGAATCCTTTCCCTGGTCCATTCAGTCGGCCAGTCAGCCCACAACTAAAAGCACCGACACGATCCGTAAAGTTCAGTTCGGCGACGGTTATACGCAGGTCAGCGGCTCAGGGCTGAACAGCGAGACCCTGACCTACGAATATTCCTTTACCGGGCGACCAGAACTGGGCCTGCAGATTTATGCTTTTCTCTGGCGTCATAAAACAAAATCCTTCTCGTTTAAACCGCCTTTCGGTGATCTCGCTTTATGGCGGGTTGAGGCTGACAGCCTTCAGAAAATCATAAAGAGCAAAACGGTAATGACAATTACTGCAACCTTTGAACAGGCGTTTGCACCATGATCAACAGCGATTACCAGAAACTTGAGCCGGGCGACACAGTCCGGCTTTTTTCTGTCGACGGCACGGCATTCGGCGTGGGGGAGGTTATGCGCTTCCACAGTCACAGCATTCCCCATTCTGAAGCTGAAATACTCGCCGCCGGCGGTGACGAATCAAAACTGGCTGCAAAAAGCATCTGGTGGCAGGGTCAGGAATATAAGGCCTGGCCGTGTGAGATTGAAGGGATAGAAAAATCGACGGGGGGCGAAAGTGCGCAGCCGGTCTTTCGTGTTGCCAATCTTGATGGTTCTGTCACGGCGCTGTGCCTTGCGTATGACGATATGCTGCAGGCGAAGGTCACTATTCATGACACGCTGGCGCAATACCTCGACGCGCGTAACTTTCCCGGCGGAAACCCGACGGCAGATGCCACGCAGGAAAAACTGCAGGTCTGGTATATCGACGCGAAAACCTCTGAAACCAGTGAGGTGGTGGAGTTCGCGTTATCGAGCCCGATGGATTTGCAGGGACTGATGATCCCGACACGCCAGCTTCACTCCCTCTGCACCTGGTGTATCCGTAACAAATACCGTACCGGTGATGGCTGTGATTACGCCGGGACGCGATATTTCGACAAAAACAACAATCCTGTGGATGATCCGTCCCGCGATGAATGCAACGGTACACTAACCGCGTGCAAACTGCGGTTCGGTGAAGGCAATGAATTGTCGTTCGGCGGTTTTCCGGGTACATCCCTCATTCGGAGCTGACATGCGTAAAAAGACCATCGCGGCCATTATGGCCCACGCAGAAGCGGAGTATCCGCGGGAGTGCTGCGGGGTGGTGGCGCAGAAAAGCAGGGTGGAGAAATATTTCCCCTGTCGCAATCTCGCTACTGAACCCTCAGAACATTTTCACATGTCGCCGGAGGATTACGCCACGGCGGAAGACTGGGGAACGGTTACCACCATCGTTCACAGCCACCCTGACGCAACAACTCAGCCGAGCGAAACGGACAAGGCGCAATGCGACCTTAGTGCGTTGCCCTGGCATATCGTCAGCTGGCCGGAAGGCGATTTACGTACCATCATGCCGCGCGGTGAAATCCCGCTGCTGGAGCGCCCGTTTGTTCTCGGCGTCTACGACTGCTGGGGTCTGGTGATGAGCTATTACCGTCAGACGCATGACATCGAGCTGACGGATTACCGCGTCGATTACCCCTGGTGGGAGGACCAGTACCCGGATAATTTTTACCAGGATAACTGGTATGAGTGCGGTTTCCGGGAATTCACCGGCGCGCCACAACCGGGGGACGTGGTGATTATGCAGGTGCAGTCGAATAAGTGGAACCACGCCGGAGTATTGCTCGAAGGCAATATGCTGCTTCACCATCTGTACGGACATCTCAGTCAGCGGGTGCCGTACGGTGGCTATTGGTTAGAGAGGACGATGAAAGTTTTAAGGCATAAGTGTAAATTCATGTAATTTAAAGTTTGATGTGCCACATGCTTGGTAGTTTAGCATCGCCCTGTTATGATTATTTTATTTGGAATAATTAGGGGGTAAAATGGAATTTATTATATTGTCAATGCTGCTTGGCTTGATTCCGGCTGCGATCGCTAAAAGTAAAGGGCGTTCCTTTATTGGGTGGTGGATATATGGTGCTGCGCTATTTATCGTTGCTATAATCCATGCGGTGCTAATCAAGCCTGACAACAAAAAAATTGAATCGCGGAATGTTAGTGATAAAAGTTTAAAGAAATGTCCTTATTGCGCTGAGTATATAAAATATGAAGCCATTAAATGTAAGCATTGTGGTAGTGATTTAGAAAATGACGTAAATTTAGATTCGTCAGATATGGATGATAAATGGCTCCCGAGTGTTTATTTTAAACGTGAGGCAGGATCATTTGCCCTTGACAAGCTTGCTGTTGAAGAGTTGGTTAAGAAAATTAAAAGTGAAAGGGCTGCGGTTTCAGAGCTTATTAGCCATGGCGCCTCGGTTGAACTTTCAAAAGAACAACTTAAGCATAAGTATCAAGTTAAAATAGATCGGCTAATTGCAGGGCTTCCTATTGAAATTAGGCCGCTGTTTATTGAACATTATGATTCACTTTTATAATGACCAAACAACAAAAAGCCCCATAAGTGGGGTTTTTTTATGGAGGTATATTATGCAGGAAATAACAACGAGGATTGAGTTGGGCGGGGTTCTTGGCAAGCAATTTGGTAAAACGCACTATCGTTTAATTAGCACTATTCATGAAGCCCCACGTGCGCTGGCCGCTACGATTAAGGGCTTTGAACAATTTATGATTTCAAGTCACCGGCGCGGGCTAACTTATGCAGTGTTTCGTGGAAAAAAGAATGTCGGTGAAGATGACCTCGGTTTTCCGGTTACTGAAGAAATTATCCGTATTGTTCCTGTTATTCTTGGAAGTAAAAAGGCAGGAGTGCTGCAAACAATATTTGGTGCTGTGCTGGTGGCAATATCAATCTGGATGCCCGGCATCGGGATTGCTGCAAGTAACTTGATGTTTGCGGCTGGCGCAGCAATGACTATCGGTGGCGTGACACAGATGATTTCTCCTCAGCCAGGAGGTCTCTCGAGCAAACAGGATGCCGATAACCGGGCATCTTATGCGTTCGGCGGCGTGACCAATACAGCTGCGCAGGGTTATCCCGTTCCGATTGGTTACGGAAAACGTCGTATTGGCGGCGCGATTATTTCCGCCGGGATTTACGTCGAGGATCAGCAATAACCCCCACCTTTTATTTCCTCACAGTCACCGCCGCCTGGCGGTTTTTTTATGGGCGCAACATGGCAAAACTTATCAAAGGGCGCAAAGGCGGCGGCTCAAAACAGCGCACGCCCACAGAACAACCGGACGATCTCCAGTCGGTGGCAAAAGCGAAAATCCTGCTTGCTTTGGGCGAGGGGGAGTTTGCTGGTGGGCTGACAGGGCGCAACATTTTTCTGGATGGTACCCCGATTGAAAACCCGGACGGCTCCCGGAACTTTTCCGGCGTCGCCTGGGATTTCCGACCGGGTAATCAGGCTCAGCCCTATATTCAGGGCATGCCCGGATCAGAAAACGAAATCAGTGTCGGCACGGAGGTATCCAGTGCCACCGCCTGGACGCGCACGTTTACCAACACGCAGTTATCTGCCGTTCGCCTGCGTATCAAGTGGCCGTCACTTTACCAGCAGCTGGATAACGGGGATCTGGTGGGCAATTCGGTTGCCTATGCAGTTGACCTGCAGACTAATGGTGGAGCGTGGCAGACTGTTATCAGTACGGCGGTAACCGGAAAGACCACCACAGGCTACGAGCGCAGTCACCGTATTGACCTGCCGCGTGGCGCCAGCACTTGGACTTTACGGCTTCGCAAACTGACGCCGGATGCCAACAGCGCAAAAACTGGCGACACCATGACGCTGCAGAGCTATACGGAAGTCATTGACGCCAAGCTGCGTTATCCGAACACCGCGCTGCTGTACATCGAGTTCGACTCCAGCCAGTTCAACGGCAGCATCCCGCAGATTTCCTGTGAACCGGCAATGCGCGTGATCCGCGTGCCCGATAATTATGATCCGCTGACACGCGCCTATAACGGCACCTGGACGGGCGGGTTTAAATGGGCGTGGACAGATAACCCGGCGTGGATTTTTTACGACATCGTGGTCGCCGACCGCTTTGGCCTGGGCCACCGGCTGACGGCGGCCAATATCGATAAATGGACGCTGTACCAGGTGGCACAGTACTGCGATCAACTGGTACCGGACGGAAAAGGCGGAAATGGCCTGGAGCCACGTTATACCTGTAACGTCTATGTGCAGGACCGTAACGAGGCATATACCGTGCTGCGGGACTTTGCGGCTATCTTTCGGGGCATGACCTACTGGGGCGGTAACCAGATCGTGGCGCTGGCGGACATGCCGCGCGATATTGATTACAGCTACACCCGCGCCAGCGTCGTAAACGGTGAATTCGTTTACTCGAGCAGCACGACCAAAACCCGTTACACCACAGCGCTGGTCTCTTATTCCGACCCGGCTAACGGCTACGCCGACGCCATGGAGCCGGTATTTGAACAGCCACTGGTCGCACGCTACGGTTTCAACCAGCTTGAGATGACCGCGATTGGCTGCACCCGGCAGAGTGAAGCAAACCGCAAGGGGCGCTGGGGGATCCTGACCAACAACAAAGACCGCATCGTCACCTTTTCGGTGGGCCTGGACGGCAATATCCCGCAGCCGGGCTATATCATCGCTGTCGCTGATGAAATGCTGTCCGGTAAAGTCACTGGCGGCCGCATCAGTTCGGTTAACGGGCGCGTGATCAATCTCGACCGTGTGCCGGATGCCAGGCCGGGCGATCGCCTTATTCTCAATCTTCCTTCCGGCGCATCACAGGCCCGGACAATCCAGGCGATTAACGGTGAGGCCGTTACGGTCAGTATCGCTTACGGTGAAATACCGCAGGCGGAAAGCGTCTGGGTAGTGGAGTCTGATGAGTTGTATGCCCAGCAGTACCGCGTGGTCAGCGTCAGCGACAACAACGACGGCACATTTACCATCTCAGGCGCGTTTCACGATCCGGATAAGTATGCCCGCATCGATACCGGCGCCATCATTGACCAGCGTCCGGTAAGCGTGATCCCGCCGGGAAGCCAGTTTGCGCCGGAAAACATCACCATTGGCTCTTACTCTGTGGTGAATCAGGGCATCAGCATTGAAACGATGCGCGCCAGCTGGAATCCCGCTCCGAACGCGATCGCGTATGAAGCGCAGTGGCGCCGCAACGACGGGAACTGGGTGAACGTGCCGCGCAGTTCGACCACGTCGTTTGAAGTGCCGGGCATCTATGCAGGGCGCTACCTGGTGCGCGTCCGCGCCATCAACGCGGCGGAGATTTCCAGTGGCTGGGGGTACTCTCAGGAGAAAGCGCTGACGGGTAAAGTCGGTAACCCGCCGAAGCCGATTAATTTCGCGGCCACCGGCATTAACTGGGGCATTCGCCTTACCTGGGGTTTCCCGCCCAATACCGAAGACACGCTGAAAACGGAAATTCAGTACACGCCGCGTGATGACCACGCCGATCCGCTTTTGCTGTCGGATGTGCCATATCCACAAATGGATTACACCCAGCTGGGTTTACGGGCGGGCCAGATTTTCTGGTACCGCGCTCAGCTGGTCGACAAAACGGGCAATGAGTCAGGCTGGACCGACTGGATCAGGGGTATGGCTAACGACCAGGCCGCCGATTATCTGGAAGATATTGCCAAAGATCTGCTGACGTCAGAGGACGGGAAGCGCCTGACAGAGCAGATTGATTTCACCCTGGCAGGACAGATGCAGGTCACACTTGCGCAGGTGGAAGGGGCACAGATCCAGTATGAACAGGTGGGACTGGCGCGCGCTGAAATTTCGCAGGCCAAGATTACTATTGCCGATAACGAACGGGCTTTTGCACAGTACCAGGAGCTTGTGGCCGTTCAGTTTGGCGATGCTGCTGCGGAAATCAACGAGGTTAAAACCGCACAGGCGACAGCGGATGAGGCGTTCGCGGAATACCGATTGTCAGTAGCGGCGGATTTTAAAGGCGTTAACAGCAGCATTACCACCATTCAGGAGGCGCAGGCCAGCGCAGAACAGGCCTTTGCCCAGTACCAGACGCAGGTCGCGACGAAGTTTGGCGATCAACAGGCCGCCATCAATCAAAAAATGACTGCCTATGCGGACGCAACAACCGCCAATGCAATTTATACCCTGAAAACGGGTGTGAAATACAACGGCAACTACTACGACGCCGGGCTGTCTGTGGCGGTCATAGCTGACGGTTCAGCGGTAAAAACCCGCGTGGCGATTAATGCCGATCAGTTCGTGATGTTGTCGGGGCAGGGCGGCGTCATGTACTCGCCTTTTGCCATCGTTAGCGGTCAGGTGTTTCTGAGCTCCGGATTCATCCAGGACGGAACGATCACGAATGCCAAAATTGGCCAGTACATTCAGTCGAACACATGGGATGGTACCGGCAATGTGGGCTGGCACATTAACAAAAGTGGTTTCGCGTGGTTCGCCGGCGTAACTGTCAGGGGAACCGTGTATGCCGAATCCGGCTCCTTCAGGGGCTCGGTTTATGCGACTGATGGTGAGTTCAGAGGCACTGTGTACGCCAGCGGTGGCAAATTTACAGGGATAGTGGAAGCGTCCAGCTTTATCGGCAACGTGGCCAACGGCATGCTCTTTGATGATGCGCCGAACGGTTATGTTCGGTCCTTCCAGTATGTGGACAGCGCAACATTCAACCTCGCAAAACAGGTGGTCGTGTTAATGAACGTCAGGGTTCAGGGAGCCAATAGCGGCTCTGTCGGGGCGATTGCCACCATAACGATAAATGGTGTCTCAAGGTCGTTTAACTTTAATACCCCTGGTTCCGGGGTGTTTTCGGCAGCAGTTATGCACAGCGTGCGCACCTCTGAACGGTTAATCAACGTGTCATGCGTAGTGAACGCAGATCAGCAACTGCCGGGCGCAGGTGCGTCGATATCCTCACCCACCATGCTCATCCTGCGTGGCTCCGGCTCATTCGCGCAAACCGCTTAAACTAACCCGCTCCGGCGGGTTTTTTATTGCCTGTAATCAGGAGAAATTATGTCCGCAGGAACTCTTAAACTGACCAACAATTCAACGGCGGTGGTTGGTACCAGTACGGTATTCACCACGGATTTAAAACCGGGCGATTTCATCACCGCGACAATCGGCGGCGTGTTGTACACCCTGCCGGTTGATACCGTCACAAGTAATACAGCCGCTACTCTGGTCAGCCCGTTCACGGGGCCAGCCACCACGGGTGCGGCGTGGGCAGCGGTGCCCCGTAAGGTGCTCAGTCAGGTCACGGCTGACCTGGTGGCGCAGACGACTGCTGCAATGCGCGGGATGAATAATGACAAAGCTAACTGGCAATCATTTTATTCTGCTGCCGGAGATATCAACATCACCCTGCCGGACGGCACAAAGGTTCCGGGTCCGTCATGGGCAAAAATGGCCGGTCTGGTCAGTTCCTCTCAGCAGTGGCGCGGAAACCTGCCCGCTGCAGCAAACCTGAATGCATACGGACCGACGCCCGATTTTACCGGGACCTGGAACCGCTCATCAAATACCAACACCACTGCCGCGTACGGGTTCCCGGAGGACAACGGGCAGGGGATTCTGGAAGTGTTTGCCGGTGGACGCTACGGAGGGATGCAGCGCTATACGGTCTCGATGAACGGCAACGTTTATGTCCGCTCGCTGACTGGCGCATGGAACGGGACTGACGGGCCATGGGGTGAATGGAGTTTATGCGGCGTTAATACCCGGCCGGGTATTTACTCCGGAGATTTAAATCTGTTAGTCACTCCGGGTGTCTGGTCTGTCGGAGACAGTAATACAGGCACAACAAATGCGCCAAGTGTGTTCGGGCAAACTACAAGCAATGGTATCTGTGAGGTCATTTTAAGAAACGCAGGGAATACTGTTTTACAGCGATTCACAACAATGACTTCAAGTGCAACCACATATAACTATACGTGGCAACGCACGTTATATGGCACAACCTGGTCGCCATGGGAACTGGTCGGAAAAAAGGCGCTGAATGATTTGGGGATTGGTGCAAATACTGCCTCAGTAATGCCATCTTTTGACTGGCAACAGATGGATTTTTACACAGCGGCTAATTACCTTGTAATTTTTTCCAGCATGACCAATACCCCGCCTGGTATTTCATACACGGCCGGGACTTATGTTTGGGTTCGTGTTGTAGGCTCAAACGGTCAATCTGTCAGCGTGGAATTAGTTTCCAGCACAAGCGTTGATGGTAATTACAAAATTTATGAGGTTTTAATTGGTGGAACAAAGGGCGCTCGAACTTTCAGTGTCCGACAGGTGTTCACTAATACCGACGTGGTTCCGGTGGCGAATGGCGGAACAGGTGCCACTACCCCCGCAGGTGGTCGTACTGCGCTTGAACTGGGAACGGCGGCGACCCGTAATACTGGTCAGAGGGCCGGTAATGTACCGGTTCTGGGGGATGACGCGGGCCTTCCTTATACATCTTTTATGAGGTTCACATCGAACGGCACGGGGGTATTTTCCAACGCCGGGGGTAACCGTCCGGGGTTGCAGGTAAGTAACTTATCGAACAACTCTGCTTCATCGGCGATGATGTTCATTCGCGATGGCATTGCAGGCATATTGCTTGGCCTGGATGCGGCCGATAACGCCTTTGCTATCGGAGGTGGGACGCTGGGGAACGTGCGGTATCGTCTCTGGCACGAGGGGCTTACGACGGTAGACGCCAACGGATTTATCAAACGGGCGTCTCCGGTCGTTAAGGTGTACAGCGACGGCAGCGCAGAGCTGAACGCGGAATCTGCAGGCGTTACGGTTGAGCGGTTAGAAACGGGGGTTTACCGTATTTCCGGGGTGCTGGGCTTTAATTCCGATGCGGGCTGGGGAGGGGTGGATGGCGGCATTGAACTCCCGACCGACAAAAACAAACTCCCCCTGGTCTGGGTGGATTACGAGGTCGAAGCAGACGGCAGTATTCTGCTGAAAACGTATCACCGCACACACCCGGCTGCGCCGCGTTTCGCACGCAATGAAATCGATGGAGTAAGCGACGGTGATCCGGTTGATATTCCGGCAGGACGCTGTATTGATTTGCGTGTCGAGATGCCGGTAAACAGTGTCTGGAACACAGAGCAGGCACGTCTGGCAGAAGAGTTTCGGGCAGAATATGAGCGCCAGCAACGAGAAGCGGAACAGCAGGCAGTGGAGGAG